TATAAGTTTATTTATGGTGCTGATGATATACCAGGTATAACCAACACATCTCCTGATACTATTCTGTAAACAGAAGATCCAGAACCAATTAAAACATCATATACATATCTACCTTCTGGCAAATTTCTAGTAGCAGTAGAACCTAGTGATAATCTAAACTCACCACCTTTAGCACTAGTAAATCCAACTTCAAATGTTTTTATTGCATGTTGTGATGATCCAATCGCTACACTCTTAGCAAGTTGAGCAGAACCAGTATATCCAGTGAAATCAAAAGCAGTGCCAGATGTACCAACTACAGTATAGTCAGCATCTAAATCTGCTCCAGTTTTATTTAAGATAGCACCTGTGCTATTATCACGAACTAAGTCAGCATGACCTTCTACATTTGTGTGTTTCATATTATGCAAGAGCAATAACTCTTAGATTTTTCATTCTAGGTGGTTGTGCCTGATTAGTACCACTACCAACTAATTTAATACTGAAGCATCTAAATGTAGGAAGATTATCAATACTGAATTCATAATCATTCCATACCACTTGCTTAGATGTATATGCTATAACATCAGTCTTAGGAAGTGCCTTATCAGGTAATCCATTATTCTTTGCTGGATCTATAACTTGACCTGTAGGTAATAGATTAGTATATCCAGGGAAAGGTTGATAAATTAATTCATCACTTGGATCTTCTGCTAGGGCATAGAATGCTCTAATATCACTAGTAACATTGATATGCCCTTCTAAGTGAACTTTAATGGATGTTGCCCCATTTTCTAAAGTTACTGGTTGAGAAGCATATACAAATGCATGAGGATCATTCTTCAAACTCTTAACTCTATCATCAGTTGAATAATCAGTTATAGGATTATTCAATCTATTAGATGTAAGAATTACTCCAATTCTATCCAAATCAACTATAGGTGATAATAAACCAGTATTAGATTCAAAGGATAGATTTAATGTGAATGATTTATTATCAGGAAGAGTTGTTAATGATGTCGTTTCATTAATTCTAGAAGCTATCATTCTAGGACTAGACATATAGTTGTTAGAAGTTAAACTAATTTCTTCAAAACCTTTATCTTCATAAGGTGCTTCAGATCCATCTATACTAGATCCTGTAACTGTTCTAATTTGAGCATTAAGATTAGTTCCAGTAGGAGTAATATTCTGAATAATTGGACTTACAACTTCAAATGGAATATTCTCACTAGAAAGAATACTAATACCACCAGTGGATTTAGTATCATTAAAATGTAGTTTTGGTAAACTAGTTCCTACTGATCTATCAACACCATTAGTAGACATATCAACTTTAATATTATAGAAATCTAATCCAGTAGAATCTGTAACTGTGGCATCTGCTGTATTGTGATTAGTATTAATTCTTCTTAGAGAAACACCATCCAATTCATACTTATGAACAAAATCACCAGTAGAATGACTTAGAGTTTGAGTTGAATCTACTCCTCTACTAACACCAGTTAAGGTATTATTAGTTACCCCACTATAAGATACTATTTCACTTCCAACTTTAGCATAACCTAAGTTAGTAGAACCAACACCTACATTTTCAAATGAAGCAAATTCTGTTCCATCATCAACTATGATAGATCCAGTAGAAGATGAATCATAATCTGCTGCTAATTCTGTTGGTTGAACATCAGATTCAATATCAGTTAAGGTAACTGTATTCTGATTTGAATACATACCATGATTTTTTTGATTTACCTTAATATGCAATCCATCATTTACTGTAACTTGAGCAGCTGATAAGAATACATTTCCACCAGCAGCATGGTTAAGAGTAACTATTCCAGCACTAGTGACATATTGAATTGTTTTACCCACACCAGTTGCAAATTCACCTTGAACATTGTCAAGGACAAATTCATTATTTCCAGTAAGAGATGCTATGGAGAATTGAATGTTTCTTCCTAAAGAAGTTAATCCTACAGTAGCAACACCAACTACATCACCTATTTGATAACCACTACCACCATTTACAACAGTAGCAGCAATAGCCACCCCATTAGTGATAGTAAGATTTAATGTACCATTTCTTCCACTTCCAGTTTGAGTAACCATAGAAACATGATTATATGTTTCACTAGCAGCAGAAGGTGTGTATCCAACACCAGGATTTGTAATAGTTAAATTGCCAGTTGCTGTTCCTGCAGAACCAACATATCTTCCAGTAGCATTACCACCATGCTGCTGAACTATATTACCCAAAGTTATACCTGTATCAGATATAGTAGTATTGAATCCTACTCTAATTTTATTTGAATTAATTTCTAGAGAATCTTTTACTAATGGACTGATATCATCAGAGTAAGTTAAAAGATGTGGATTTGTGAAATTAATATTTCCTCTAGGTTTATTGAAGTTTGCTCTATAGAGAGTGAACTTAAGATCTTCCCACTGACTTGGGTTCCAAGTTGAACCATTCTGAGATTTGAATAGAGAACCTAAAGTTGGTTGAGTTGATACTAATACTTGTTCTGCTTCAGGTCTATTTTGAGTTTGAATGTCAACTTCACCAACTCTAGATATCCAAGCACTATAATTAGTACTTACTGATAAAAGAACCACAGCATAAGTTTCTCCTGGTGGAAGATATACAGGACTAGGGAATAATACTGGAGTAGCAACACTAGCATTATCTGAAAGTAATACATTTTCTGGATCAATTACTACTTCACCAAAAGGAATTATTTCTTCAGTAGGTAGTCCCATTTTAACTGTTCTTAATTGAACCATTAATGGAAGAGTGTCATCCTTAGATGCCATATAAACATCTACTCTACTAATGAAGATACCTGTGCTATCTGCAGAGAAGAATGATTGAGCAAGAGGGTCTGTTTTATTTGCACATAAAACTGATTGATTATCAAAGGAAGAGTGATTTTTACCATCCCAAAATTCATTAACTCCTTCAAAATTCTCAGGATCTGCTTCTCTAGCTTGAACTTCTGGTTGTCCATCAAAGACATTATTTAAAAACTTTGAAACTGCTGCAGCAGCAGATTCATAAGTACCAGTTCCCTTATGAATAGAATCTCCAGAATCTAAAATAGCCATAGCAGCAGCAGTGGCTGGATCACTTCTCATTTGCTCTTCCCAATATTCTTTACCAGGACCATCAGGTGCTCTACCTAATCTATCAAGATAAACTTGATCAACTGGATCTGCATTAACAGGATCAACAAAAGCAACAACTCTTCCAGTTCCACTTTCAGTATCATCATTATAATTTGTTATTAATTCTCCACCTTGATCTGCTATTGCAGAATTCAGATCATCATAACTGGTAAACACAGTTAGATTTTGCTGTTCAATTTGAGTTTCAGTATTTGCAGTTTCATTGCCATACTCATTAGCAACCACTAGTCTGTTTTGAGTATTTCCCGCATCATCTATTTGCACAACAGTTTCTGTAACTATAGCTCCTACATCAGGAGTTCCATCTTCACCACGTCCAGCATCAATCCATTGTTGTTCACTAATTTGGTCAACATCAACATAAGTAACTCTTTGAGCTACTGCATTTTGCCATTCATCATCGTCTATTACATCTACAACTTTAGTTCCTGAATCTAATGTAGTATCAGTTCCTTTTCCTACTTCCCATTCATGTCCATTAATTTGTCTTCCAGGATAACCAGTAGTTTCAGAACCTAATGTAATAGTTTGGGTAGTACTGTAACTACCTCCACCACCTCCACCAGTGGTTCTAGTCTCAGTTTGTATTTGAGTATGAGTTAAAATATTTCTAACACTAATGATAGTAGATTGAAGAGTTTCAATATTACCAGTTGATTCAAATGTTTCAGAAGCATCTGTACCAACATTAGTAGCATTTTGACTATTGCTTGGACTACTAGAAAGTCTGAAAACTTTCTTACCAGTTTCAAATTTTGGAGTAGTTATATCATTAGGACTAGGAATAAAGAAAGATCCTCTTACACTTCCTAAATTATCACATTTTAAATTAACATCTCCAACTGTTGCTTGAGCACTAGATGTTTCTCCTACTAATTTAAGACCTTTTTCAACGTATCCATGATAAATGTTTTCTGATTTATCAGACAAACTTAGTGTATCCACATTCAAAATAGTAGAAGTTGATGAATATTCAGCAGGTATGTCAATAACTTCAGCTGAAACAGAAGAAAGATTAGTAGAACCTGTTGTATTTTCTGGTAATATATTATCAACTAAAACTCCTCTTCTATAAATTGGAGTAAATTGATAATAAGGATTGGTATTATATACAGCACCTGGATCATTATATGGACCTAATTTATGATTAGATACAGCTACTCTAAACCTAATTAACTCCTTACCATCAGAAGTAGTTCCTATAACAGTTTCTCCCACTTCAAAGGTTCCTGTAACCATATTAATTTCAAGAAGTTTAGGAACTATAAATTTATTAACATTTTCTCCATCAAAGAATGCATAAACACTAGTAGTTGGTTTTAGTGCTTTAGCAGAGAAATCAAGATTTCTAGATCTCATATAAGGAACTAAATCAGTATTAATTACCTTTTCTCCTTCATTCTGAGTAGTAAAGGTTTCTCTTTGTATAGATCTCCTACCACTTCTTTGTTGAGTGCTACTAGCACTACTTCCCTTTTGGAATGTTTTAGTAATAGTTCTATACTTTTCTCTAGTCCTCTGTCCTTGACCTTCTACCCAACCACCAAAATGATCATAACTTGATTCATCAATCAATCTTTCTCCACTACCACCACCTGTCCATGTAGTAGACCATCCATCCCATATTACAGGACTATATCCAGTGCTATTATCAAATCCACCAGCAGATACTTGTTCACTAGTTTCAGTATAAGTTGTAAGATCTTGAGATTTAGCTTCCAATACTACTTGATCCATCCATATATCAGAAGATGGAGTTAGTACAATGGTTCCACCATAATAATTAATTAAGAAAGGAGTAACACTTTCAGTTCTAGTTGCAAAAGGTTGTTTTGTATAAACTACATGATCATAATCTAAAGATAATACTCTACCTGTTTGCTTAATTCCATTAGCACTATCAATGTCTAATTTAAGATCTAATTCAGTAGTATATGGAGAAGGTCTTAATTCACCATTAGTATAATCAATTGCATTTTTTACTATGGTTTTTTTGATTTGATTATCTGTAGTAGAAAAATCATCAACAAAGAATCCAGATTTAAATCTATTTAAACCATCAGTATCAGTTACCTGCATATTTAAAGTATCTCTTTCCAATAAAGAAAGAGAAGTATAAAATTCTAAACTTTCAATTCTTTTTTCTAACCTATTGATATCACTCATCTGATATCTTTTATATCTTGCTAAACTTACTTCTACATCCTCAATATTGTAAATATAAGGTGGTAATTTAATAGAAGCTACTTCTAAAGCACCATCTACAGAATTAGGCCATTCAGGAGTTTCTGCTGGCACTCCCTTTATCATCTGGAAAGTTCCACCTTTACTTAAAAATATTTTATCCAATCTAGGAAGATAGAAAGAATAATCTAATAATAAAGACTCATCTGATGCTAAAATATTCTTAGCAGAATTTCCATCTCCAGTAAAAGTTCTACCTAAAAACTCAAATGGAGAATATGAAGTTCCTGAAAAATCAGATACTCTTGGTCTAATATCAATAATATCACTTACCCTACTATCATTTATAGATGGTAAATTTCTATAATTAAAACTATCATAAGAACTAGCAGTGGTGATATCTCCAGTATCTGCAGCAGAGTAGAATGCTGACTCAAATATAATTGTTATTTTTTTACCAGGTTCCTTATAACCAGATTTTCTTATAATTCTAGCAAAATCATAGATTGTATTTCTCTGACCATCGTCATATTCAAATTCATCAGTTATATCAGCTGATCCTAAAGTAGTAGAAGAAACAGTGGCTTTTATACCAGATTCTCTAAATGTAACTACTTCATTATCTTGAAAAGTATAATCATTTAAAGAGATATAATTAATACTAGAATCATCAAATTTACTTATATAAATTCCTTTACAATTACTATCCTTTCCTATAAATTTTTCACCAATCAACAAATCATCAGTTTTTCCAGTAGCACTATCAATTGAAATTAAAGACAATTTGGGATAAATTGGATTACTACTATTCTTAGATTCTAAAACACCATATATTAAAGTAGCATCAGGAACTCCTAAAGAAATTTCATCATCCTGAACTCTAGTACCATAAACTGTAGAATATGCAAGACCATCATTTAATGTAGTTGTACCAATTCCAGATTGAGAATATTTTGAATTTATAATTGTAACAGTGTTAATTTTCTGCTTTTCTTTAATTTTTTCTTTTACATTTATTTTTCTTAGAGTTGCTATTAACTTAGCTCCACTGTTACTACCCAATCCATTAACTGTTACTTGAGTAGATCCAGTGTTAAAATTAATTTTATCTGCAGATAAAGATTCTGTAAGACCATCACTAGTTCTAATTAAAACATATCTTTCCTCATCATAAGGCAAGAAAGTTTCTTCTGCACTTCCACTACTAACAGCACCAGTTGAACCATCAGTAATAGTGACATCAAATTGTTTTCTAATAACAATACTAGAATCTGTTAAATCTACACTAGATACATTTGTCTTAGGAAGTTTTGTGTATAGATTATTATCAGTTGATGATTGGAATTGTGAAGTAAGTACTTTAAGATTAGATGGATTTATTATACTTGTAGGTAAACCTCCATCACATACACCAGTAACAGTAGTAACTCCAGATATAGTTAGAGAACTTTGAGAAACACTTTCAACCTTTGCATAAGAAATAGTGCTCTTTCCTGGATTACTATACTCTACGATATTTCCCACTGTAGCAATTCCAGTGAAAAACTTATTTGGGTTTGCAGAAGTAACTGTAGATATACCTAAGTAAGCTCCAGAAGTAGTAGCAATACTAATATTAACTTCACCTATAGAGAATAAAGAACTCTGTTTTACATCAGCATTAAATGTGCTAGCTGTACTTACAGTTCCACGAATAGATTTAATATCACTTGTGCTATGAGCAGTTGTAGCTGCTGCTACATTTCCACTTTCTACTCCATTAAATATGAACTGTTCACCAGTAATAAATTTACCTCTTGTATTATATGCAGTTACAGCAGTACCAGCACTTACACCAAATCTTAAATATCCAGTAGCTCCACTAGATTTACCTTTAATATGAGTAGGAGTAGATAAAGTAGTAGGTGTATTTAAAGTTATATTAGTATAAGTTTGAATATCATATAGAGCAATATCCCACTCATTAGTTTTTGGATTTGAAGAATCATAAGAACCAGATTCTAATGCAAAATCATAAACTCTAGCTAATCCTATTTCCTTTCCAGCAGGATTAGTAGAAGCTAATCCAACACGAGTGTCTCTTAAACTAACAGTATAATCAGTTCCAACTCCTATTTGAGGTGATCCTAAAACATTATTTAAAGTAAAAGTAGGTCCAGTAAAATAATTAATACTCTGATCTTCTAAAAGTTTTGTATCTCTTGTTTTGTCAAAATCTAAAAAAGTAGGAGCTATAGTTTCTACTTCATATCCTTCAATATAAGCTTTTCCTGGAGATATTTTATATGTTCCTAACTCTTCTTTTGGTTGATTATCGTTATAAGTTGATTGTAATTCAGTAAAAACTCCATTATTACCTTCAAAATCATTTAAAGTATTTCTAGGAGTAACTGTATATGGTTTAACATAATAATTACCAGATTCATCAAAAGTTCTTCTTGCAAACTCCTTACCAATTTCACTATATTCTGTTTTATTCTTACTAGAAGCAACAGATCCATTCCTAACTGTCATTAATTCTATGAAGTTTGGAACTTTTATTTGGTTTAAAGGCAATGCCTTTAATTTTAATTCTATACGTAATCTATCAGCACCAGGTGCAGTATAATTACTATATCCAGCTGCATTATCTGCCAAAGAAGGATCTATATCAGAATTTATAATATCTTCATTAACTTCAAAACCAATTCTTGTGCTTACATCATTAACAAATGGACTTAAAATAATTGTCTGCTCACTGGCTTCAATAAAATAACCTCTAGCAAAATAAACACCTTTAGATAAAACTGCTGCTGCTCCTACAAATGTACATACTCCAGTAACTAGTTGAGCAACAGATTCTCCTGGTTGAAAAGTTATACCTTCACGAGTAGTAAAAGAATCTCCTTCCAATAGCAAACTTTCACCAGATATAACTCTAGGATTATTATCAGATCCACTATTTAAATAATTTACAAATACAACATAGGAATTATCAGGATATCTATCAGCCATATATCCTTTAATTTCTAGTTTAAGTCCAGATTGACTACCTACTACAACTTTATTATTAAGATCTACTAAATATTTTCTTACATCAAATCCTTGGTTAGAAGGTTGTATTTTAATAGAAGTATAAGCATTCGTAAATTTAACACCACCACCAGTCACAGAACTTCCTTCTGTGAAAGTATGGTTGCCCATCCTTTCAATTTGATTTTGAAGTATTGATTGAGTCTGTGTTAATTCCCGTGCTTGAACAGGATATCCAGGTTTAAATAAAATTTTATAATAATTGCCATCCTTGTTATAATCATCAAAATAAGGAGCGACGTTTAAATTGGTTTCCTGTGGCATGATTCTTTAAAATTGCAAGATGACTTTGATATCTTCTCTTTGGTTGGCAGATCTGGTAATAGATGGTCTATTATCAACATATATAATGTTTCCAGAATATTTTTTAACCTCAGGATTAGAAACTCCTTGAGTAAAACTCTGACCAAGGTAATATGTTCTATTATTTATTACAGTACTTATACCAGGACTACCTGATGTTCCAAAACTAGTGTCTATACCTAAAGTACTTTCATTACTAGCAATATTTACATTTCCTCCACTTGTTGGATTTGATGTAAATCTATTTAATGAATAACCATATGTAGGATCTGTTCTAAGAGATCCATCACTATTAAATCCTACTAAACTTTTATCTTGCCAATATTTTAAAACTCCTGTTGTTTGATCATAAGAAATAACTCTACCAACAGCAGTTGATCCAAGTCCCACAGTTTGAGTAACTTGACCATCCAAATTAAAAGTAGCAGTAGTATAACCTGCTCCAATAAGTTTTAAAGCATATACAGAACTAGCTTTAGAAAGTTCTAAATTAACAGTAGAATCATATGCTTCTGGATTTTCTACAATACCTATTCTAGATATTTGGTTTCCTGTAATAAAATCAGGGTTAGATGCATCATTTTCAATTTTAGAATAAACTAAAACATTACTAGCTCCCAACTCCCTATAAACATCTGCTCCATGACCACCTTGAGGTGGAATAATAACATTAAAAACTGGAATTGTAGTCCCAGTAGGAACTCCACCTGCAGTTAAATCTAAAGTACCATAGGTATATCCAGATCCACCTTTTGATATATTAACAGATTCAACTTTAGCATCATTATTAATAACTATAGTAGCTTCTGCTCCAGAACCATCACCATTAATAGGAACACCAGTATAAGTTCTATTAGCAGTTCCTATACCAGATCCTCTATTAGTAATAGTTGCAATTTTTAATTGACCACTAGTAGATGCATTATCTCTCACAGCAGCATTATCTGTACTAGATTCCCAATTACCAGGAACAGGAATAAAGTTTGTAGAATCAAATTTGGTAATGTCACTTGGTTTAATTGTATAAAGATATTTCCAAATATATCCATCACCACTATTACCTGCATTCTTTGGTTCTAAATCTGTAAAGGTGGGTTGGTCTAGTGAAGGTCTTCCTGATACGTTTTCTGGATCTGTTCCATTCTGAAGACAAATATAAACTTTAAAATCTTCATTAACTACAAAATACTTAGATGCATATAAATTAGTTGCTCCAGATGGTTTTGCTGTATTTGTTCTGCTTATATCACCACGATACATATCATATGTTATACCTGATGTCCAAGTATTTTTACTAACCATTCTACGCACATCAGAAGTAGTAATCTTCTTTAGTGCAATCATAGTATCCCAATAATCATCTTCCTGATCAAAACTATCCTTAGGTGCTGGAGGATTAGAATCCCAAGTGGAAGAATAATTGGTAGCATTAGGCAAACCAACAAAAGAATAATATGAATTTATAGTAGAAGTTGCTGCAGAGACAAAATTCTCAGCATTCAATATTCTAAGTTG